ACCCTCAACCGGCACCATCAGGGCCGGGTCAACGTAAGCCTCGCCCTGCATGGCCTGCTGGGCTTCGATAGGACCGCCCTGGGTTTCCCGAGCGAGGAAGTCGTTAAGGGCGGACCCGGACATTATGCGACTCTCCAGCTATCAGTATCTTCCACTTCGCCAAACGCACGATCCCAAGACGAAAGGGGCTTGGGCTTAGGCTTAGGTGGCGTCATAGCACGCCACGCCATAGAAAGGTAACGCCAAGCGTCAGCACTATGGCTTGTCCAATCGTGTTTTGGCCTGTCGCGGAAGGTTTTAGCCTTCTCGTCATAGTCTGCCCGATACTGGCGCAGGGCCTCAAGACCATCCTTGCACCGCTCCTCATCGAACCAAGATTGCGCCATGGTCATACGGCCGGCGTTGATTCCGTCCATGACATTGGAGGCAGGCAGGATGCGAGGGTGCCGCCCGGTCAACTGCCGCAGCGTCTCTTGCAGGGTGCGGCCTGTGCCCAACTCACGGGCCTGCGCGTCATGCGGCAGGTATTCGGTGCCATAGGTGTATCCCTTTGACTTCAGCACCTCGGCATAGTGCGGCAGACCGAACCCGCTGGCCTCGTAGTGGTCCACGACCCGTGGCCCCTCACGCCCCACCTGGAAGAACCAAATGGCCGTGCTGTCGCTGATGCCTAAGTCCCATGCCGTGTGAACCGGCAGGATGGGATCAACCGGCACACTGCGAATCCGGCCGGCCGCCTCGGCTTGGGCCAGCTCCTTGCCGTAATATGCACCCAGGATCGCAGCCTCAAAGCTGCACTCCATCTCCTGACTATACTGCTCAGGCGTCAGCTCAGCCGCGATGGCGTCCAGCTCTGACTGAGGCAGCAACCCGGTCTGAGACGCCTTGAGCATGGCGCTAAACCACTCGGGGTCATTCTGCGCCCTAGCCCACACTTCCCAGAAGGTATTGCGCCCCTTCGGCGTGCCGATGAACACGCCCCAGCCCTGACGGTCGGACAGCGCGGGCCGGATCACCTCGCCCCATGCAGCCGGGGGCATATCGGCATACTCGTCCAAGATTACGCCATCGAGGTAAAGGCCACGCATTCGGTCATAGTTATCGGCGCCATAGAGCCTGATACGCCGGTCGCCTGGCAGATCCACCCGCAGCTCAGCCTCGTTGAACTGAACGCCTGGGATTGGCGCCGTGAACCGCTTCAGATAGGACCACGCCACGTCCTTGGCCTGCACGAAGTAGGGCGCCACATAGGCAAAGCGTGGGCTGGGCTTGGGGCACCGCAGCGCATGGTCCACCAGATCCGCGATGCAGGCCACAGTCTTGCCGGCACGACGATGCGCCACGAGACAGGCCCAACGCTGCTGACGCATATGGAAGTCGCGGAATTGCCCCCGCGCTGTGTAGCCTAAGCTGATGCGCTGCTTAGCTACCGTCACGGGGGACGCCGGTCAGGATTTCGAACACGAGAGGCCCGCCATTAGCGCCACTGTGTTCCTGCTGGATCTTATCGCCGTAGACCTTGGGCTTGAGCTTAGACGCCCGCCACTGGTAGGCGGCGATCTTCACCCGGTCAGCCTGTGCCGTCTCAGGCGTGCAGGCGTCGGCCGTCTCAAGGATCTTGTCATCCATGAGATCGGCCTGGACTTCCCTCGCGCGCGCGCACTTGGCCGCAAACTCAGGCATGCTCGCCTGCCACCGCACAACCGTGGACCGGTTGGGGAATCCATCACGCAAGCAAATCTCCCGAAGGCTCATGCCATCCATGAGGCCTTCGAGGATCTGCTCTTCTAGCTCAGGCGTGAACAGGTAGGACATAATTCCAGCTTAACAGATGGTTGGCACAGATTACAACTCCTCCCACTTCGCCGGATGCCCTGCCAGCGTCAGGATCAGAAACCGGCGCCATTTGATGATCCACATGGACGGCATCACTCATCTCCCCTCGGCGCATCCTTGCTCAGCGCCTGCTTGATCGTCTTAGCGAGCCATTGCTGGGCACGGAGGCGGCCTTTGATCTGGGGAAGTATCTGAGACTGAGCGGCTTCGGCCTTTGTCTCATACCCCGTCAATTCCTTGATCCGATCCTCCGCCACAGCCAACCGATTCTCCAGCTCCCATGTAAACCCAAGAGCGTGGGGGGTGGGTTCATCGGTCATAGCGGGTCAATCCAAGTCACGGTGGCCACAGCCAAGATTGGCTGCAAGGCACAATTCGCGATGGCAAAAAACAGAAACCATTCTATGGCGGTCATGGCATATTCTCCTCGACCCGCATCAGCGCCACCTTAGCCATATCCCTGGCTAGCCTAAGGTGGATCTGCGCCGAGAGATAATGCGGATGCCGGTCATTCTCTCCAAGAACAGAGATTTCTTCCAAAGCCTTGATAGCAAGCTGCAAAGGGTCTTCAACCCTAAGCATTCCAGCCCGCTCAGCGGCTGACACCACGTTCATGGCCGCTGCCATTTGCGGATGTGGCACGGAGCCTTGGGCGCGGAACTGGGCTGTGTATTGCGCCGCCAATTCCCGCAAAGCCACCTTAAGCCGCTTCATGTCACTCATCACACTACCCCTCCACGCGGATTCTCCCCCCGAAACTCCACAAACTCGACCATGCGCCGGTTCAGGTCATCCTGCCAGGCGTTCTGGGCGAGGATGGCGGCGCGGGCTTCCTCCTTCCAGCCTTCCCATTCGGTTTCGATCTCTTGGGGGCCAAACGCGTCCATGACACTGAGAATGGACTTTGCCACCGCCTCAACCAGACCCTCTGGAATATCGTCCATCACACTCTCCTTCCCTTCACCGCCCACAACCCACCCAACCCCACCAGAAACAGCGCCAGGCTCATCGGTTCTGGAACCGGTGTCGGCTTCTCACGCCCCGGAGTATCCCCCACAGGCGTTACCGTATCGTAAACCGTCTGGCCGTAATCGCCCACAGGAAACACGGACACCGGAGCGGCGCCAGCGACAAGGAATGGACTCTCACCGTATCCACCCGCAGGCACCCCCACAAAAGCCCCAGGATGGCCGTACAGCGGGCTTACGTATCCAGGCCATCCCACGAGCGGACCAACGTCAGCGGGCCACAGAGGCACATCGTAGCAGACTGGGCCGCCCTGTCTGATACCGGCGGGCCGACGTGGTGCCGGATGGCGTGGGGCTGCGATGGCGCGCAGTTCACCACGGCCAGGCGCCAGCCCGATCTGCGCCAGGATGGCGCGATCCTGCGCGGCGTAGATGCCGCCTCCGACCACGGCTGCGGCGGGGAGGCAGATGGTTAGGAAGCGGAGCATGTCATTTTCCTCCCAAACAGGCCGCGATTAAGATCAAGACAGATGCCAAGCCGATTATGAGTAACCCTATGTTCCGGCCTCTCGGCGTATCATTTTGCCAAGCGGCTGGAACGCAGAGAGAGATAGCCACGGCGACGATGAACCAAGCCATCCTCAACCCTCCTTCGACGGCGGCGGCGGGAGGGGCTGCCAGTGGGTGGGGTGCTCACGCAGACCGCCGAACTGCCAGATCGGCTCGCCACCCCAAACATCATTCCAGAACATGACAAACTGTCGCCAAAAGCCCGGCCGACCATTATCTTCGGGGCACCAGACAGCGCCCATGATGCGCTTGCCAGTCTTCGGCGCCGTCTCGATGGGCTGCCACCCGCTGCTGGGGGGCAGGGCGGCGCGGCGGTTCCAGCGTTCGCGTATCTCGTCATGCTGTTCGCTGGTCATCAGGATATCGCAGTTGTCGCAGATGATGGTCAGGAACTTGACCTTATCGTGCGAGAACAGGCTTTCGGTCCGGCTGGTATAAGTGCGGGCCGCATCCCCACAAAACGGACACGGCTCCAGCGCCACAGCCGGGCTGCTCTGTGCGGTCATGCGCCCTGCTCCGGCTCGATGGGGAAAAAGTCGTATTCAACCGGCTGCGGCACCACGGGCTTTGCTTGATAACGCAAACCCCACTCCAACAAGAGGCGCTCCATGAAGCAAAGGTGTTGGTAGGCCCCATCGCTAAGATTGCCCGGTCCAATATTCATCAACCGCACCACCTCCGCCTTCGCCAAGGTCAGCGCGGGGTGTTCGGTGGGGGTGGCGGTTTCCACATCGCCAGAGACCCACATGCCATCCATCTTAAGCCTTTGACCTTCATTGTACGTTTCACGAACCTCTTCCAAAACCCCCTCATATCCCTCTTCAAATCCGTGGCCCAACCCATCGCGGATAACACGCACCCGATCCCCAACCTTGAACTTCGCCATCACTTCACCCTCCCCTCAATACCGGTCCAAAATTCGGCCATCAAACATGGTGTCCACGCAAACCAGCAGGACCCAATTCAAGAAAGCGAAGAATACGACTGCTGGCGGGAGCGCCAAAAGCGTCAGAAACAATCCAGCATCGAGATACAGCTCATACAAACCGTATCCGACAACCGTGCAGAACCACGCCACAAAAGCGATTGCCCCTGCCAATTTCATCACTTCACCCTCCGTGGTGCAGGCACGGACTGCGCCTGCTGTGTTCTCTGCTCCAGCCATTCCGCCACGTCGGCCGGGATGCTGCTGGCACCCCTGGCCCACATCCTGATCGTACCCTCTTGCCGCTCCAGCATCCTAGCCAGGCCGCGCTGGGTCCAGCCGAGGATGGTGATGCATTCGCGGAGGCGGGTGGGGGTCATTGCCCCAACCTTACTATGTCCATACGCGCTCGGCAGAGCGGGGCCTCCTCTCCATTGTAGCAGAGCACGGTATATCCCTCTGTCTTAGCAAAGCGTTCCGCCTTGGAACGGTCGGCTTCGGTGCCATTGTTGACCCACATTACGGCCACTGGAACCTTGATGGCGCGGAAGGTGCCGCGTTCCCCAATATCCACACGGCCCGCTTTTACAAGTTCAGCGCCATCATCAAGGCGAGCAAGAACGATCTGCATGGAGATCACTCTCCCGCCCACTGATCGGCCTTGGCGGCCAGCCACTCGTTTGCCTGCTCGGCGGTTATATCGCCGGAGCGAACGAGGTCGCAGAGGTCAGATGCGAGTTCGCGGAGCATCTGTTCGCGGCGGGCATCCATCCGGGTCTGCATCGTCAACATCTGGGCTTATCCTCATTCCGGGGCATCAGCGCCTCCGTGTGATTCTTATACGCATATTGCGGTAGTGGCGCAAGCGCAAAATGCGTAATCGCTGGATTAAAACGGAATCACATCCCGCCCCCGCATCGGCTTCCGCCTGCCACCAGGCTTGACCACCTCCGGGTAATGCCCCGGCGTTACCGCAGTCGGCGCCATGCCATCGGGGGCGATCACAATCAGTTCAAAGAACTTACCGCGCGGCCCTTCAGCCACCGTTCCTTCGATCTGATAGACGACGCCCGCGATGCAGATTTCGCCAACGTAGGGCGGATCTGCGGGACCGGCGGTGCGGTTTTTTGTGAGGATTCCGGTCATTTCCGGCTGTTCGAGATCGATCATGTTGCGAATATTCTCAATAGGGACAAAACGGGATTGTGCCGGGACATTACCGGGACGTCCCGGCGCGGAGTGTCCTTGACAACGGGACACTGGGGGGTTAAGGGTCTTTAGACCCTTACCCCTCCTGTCCCGGGGGACCGGGGCCTCACCAAGCAATCCAAATCCGGCCTGCATTCGAGGCGATAGCCTTGCGGTTGGAGAGTTGAGCGACAGCGC